GGGGGTGCCTTCAAAGAAGCTTGGTTCGACAGCCTCTTCATTGTAATCATCAGCGCAGATCATGTCACTGCTCAAAAATTCAGATTCAACTTCATCTTTACTCAGTTCTGTGTAGCCTATCAGCTGCCCATCTGGCTTGGGCGAAATGAGTGTGTCGTCTAAAGCTCTTTTTGTCAGCTTGACCTTGAACCTCACTTTGAGCTTTTTTTCGCCGACATCCTTGATTCGCAGTGACGGCAACACTTTAGGAATTGCTTTAACGGTGCATTTGAAATCCTTTTCTATGCGAGATTTCAGGCGCTGCAGCATTGCGTTAACATACAATGAAGGTGCGTTTGTTGCTTTTGCAGCTTGCTTCATGTTTGCACAGAAGCCCCTCATCTGCTGCCTTATAACGATGTCCCATGCTTTCTGGTATCCCTCCAGAGGCAAATACTTATAAATGCTATTGTCAAGCATCGATCGCACTTCATTAAACTCTCTGCACCTTATGGCAGTTTGACAAGCATAAAAGAGCCTGGATGAGTAGTCGCCATAGTACCCCAAGCAGGATGGGAATAACAACCTCCAGAATGCATCAGCATGTGCCATTAGCCTAGCCTTCACCAAAGTGCTGTAGCACAGCATGACAAATGTTTCACAATTAGTCTTTGAACCGCTCATATCCTCTCTGATTGAAGTCAACAGGCTGAAGCCTGAAACACCTCTGTTTTCTATGGCAATCATTTCTCTGCCGACTTTTGTTAAGTCTAGTGTCCCTATTAAGTACTCTACAACAGAATAGTCAGGGAACTCTTTGTCCAACTCATCCCAGACTTTATTGACTCTCTCCTTCTCAGCTTCATTCAACTCTGTTCCCTTTGCCAGCTTCCAAACTTGATCCAAGACAGGATGGACAACGGTGAGAGGGTGCCTCTTCCTCAGAAACAGGGCGAAGCTCCCCAAGTTACGACCGCTCCCAAGCCCGAAATCTGCACCTTCATTTTGCGCATCCATCAATGCCTTGCTCAAGGCAGTCTCTGCTATGGGCATAGGTGTGGGTGCTACACCAGGCCTGACGCCATGCTTTTTGTGGTGATCGAAGAGTAGAGTGTAAATCTTTGAGCTTCTCAAGTTGTTTAAGAAGTCATTGGGGTCATAAGACAGGGACAAGTCTCTGAGCTTGGTTAGGTATAGGTGCGACACCGTTTCAGAGTCGATGCCCATAGTCTGCAGCCTCCCTCTGTTAGACTTGTTGTCTAGAACAACATCGGCAAACCCTGTTTCTTCGTCGTGTCTCGGTGTTGCAAATTCAATCTTGAGGTGTCTGCCTTCAGAGAATGTGACACTGACATTCCCCGAGGTGTCCATCTCTAGTCCTTCCAAATCATCGAATAAATTGCCATATTTTGGGCTACACCTCGCCAGTTTCAAGTGGGGCCTTTTACCTATTATGTCGTGCTTGACGCTATTTGTCATGATATCGTACACCAGCCCGTCCTCAAAGCTTGGTGTTTCTAAAGTTTTGTAAGTGCTCAACGAGCCGAATCCCTCCTTATAAAGCACTTGGTCAATGTACCTCAGCATGGTGTCAAAATACATCGCTTTGGGGTTGGGTGTCTTGTAACTGATTGATGTAACCCTTGACCCAGCAACTTCTATCTCGGCCGCCTCGCCCATGTACTCAAAGCACATGACACCGACACCTTTGATAGCAGAAGATGTCATCACCTGGGGTTTGACCCATGCATGTTTGAGTGCGAAAGTCAACTTGTTGCTTCTACTGCGATCTAGCACAAGTTTGTCACCCTTAGTGGTTAGCAGTGATATCAGGAAATGCTTAATGTACTGGGGTGTTCTCACCAACTCAGAATCCTTCAAGTCGAGAACTTGCTTAATCGGACCCTGCTTCCCTTCCAGTCCCATCATCTCTTCAAAGCTGGCAGTGTCAAAAGAAAAGTTGCTTAGCAAGAAATCGATCAGTGCGGCAGCGTTCTTCAGATCGACATTCTCAGTCTCCGCTGCTACAGAAGGCATGAATGTGTAATTCTTAATTTTCTCCATGCCGCTTAGCTTCCTGTTGCTCAGAGTATTTTCAGACAAGAGCTCAACCAGTGATGATAAATTGGTCACATTGGAGGCGTGCCTGCTGACAGAAGAGTAAAAGAAAAAGTCACGCATGTGAGTGTCTTGAATGTCCTCGAGTACTTCACACAGTTCGTCTGCTCCGAAAGAGCTGAAAGGTGCCCCGACATGTTCAAACCAGGCTCTGACCATGTCTACCTCTCTCACCAGCCTGTGGTCGCTCCCTAGAAAAGGGATGTACTGCGGCTCCTTGACAAAAGATGTCATGTCAGCTGGTCGGCTCTCTATCAGCCCGCCGTTGTCGGATATTTGGATCGACAATCTAACCGGCTTATAATCTCTTGTGATCCCTTCGCTCTTAAGCGCAACGGGAGTACAAAGGCTGTCGTACACTTTGTTGCATTCGCTGTATAGTCTAATGATTTTGTCAGACGGGTCATCGGCTGTGATTGTAGGCAGCGCACCCTTATACTCATTCAGTTTACCGATGTCGGCCAAGAGGCACATCCCCCTTATGTCAGTCAAGCTCACAAGGCCGACTGTACTGCTGTAGTTCGGGTGCTTTCTCTGTATGAAAGTGCGTGCTATAGTCCTGCTTTTTGACTCGCCCTGTATCGCCAACTTGAACCCTACAGTGCCCATCTTCAACATTGTCTGCAGCGCCTGCAAATGAGAATGGTTGTAGGTGACATTCATGCACGACCAGCTGTTCATAAACTCTAGTGTTTTCCCGCTCACGTCCGTAGCCATTTTTTTCAACTTCAGATTGATCTTGGGCCTGTAGGCTAGTGTCGGCGGGTAGATTCCTTTGTCACCCTTAAGGCTTTGCAGCAAATTGAAAACCCTGAGATAACTCGCCTTGTTGAATCTCCAACATCGATATGGGTTCGAACTTGAACCCATTATCAATAACATGGCAGGATGCTCATCTGGAAAGCCAGTTCCAGATATGGGGAGGTCCATGTCAGCCTGTATGACATCCGACAAGCCGTAAGACCTGCGAACCATCATGGCTGACATTCTGTGCAAGAGGTAACATTGTTGGAAGGTCCCTCCTGCAGTCAACAGGGCCATCACTGGCGATGAAGTTGACCTCATGTCGCTGAAGTACCCCATTCCCAATGTGTCTGCTGACACCTTATTAGTAAATTTGGGAGTCAGGGGCATTATTCGGTTGCACAGGTAGATGAGCGAGACTATTTCAGCATAAATGGTTGAAACTGCAGTTTTCTTCTGTGAAATCAAATGCCCTGTTGTTTTCATCATGACTTCATGGACGGCAAAGATGGCGCTGGCAGTGCTGCTTTTTTTGACTATACACTTTCCCATGCTGTCGTCGCTGTGCGCAATGTAGTTGAGGTAGCTCCTCTCGTCTCTAGGCAAATAAGACTCTATCTGCTTA